CTCTACCGCTCGCTCGCGCGCGTACCTCACGGTGGCCCACGTGCCCGAGCGGCGCGTCTCGGGGCCGGCCGGCATCGCGATCAGCAGCGACACGCTGTCCACGATGGCCCGGTCTCGCGCCAGGTACTCCAGCGGCTCGCTGTCCTTGTTGGCGAGCCGGCCGGCGCGGTGCTTGGCGTCGATCGGCGGATGGATGTGGATGCGGTAGCCGTAGGCTACGGCCACGTCGTGCGCCTCGCTGTCGGCGCCGATGCAGTCGCCGTGATGGAAGGTACGCCGGCGTGGTCGGTCCAACAGGCTCCACAGCTTCAAGCTCTGCGCGTCGGTCATCCCGCGCCGCGTCCCGGTGAAGCCGATGTCCAGATTGGCCTCCATGATCAACTCTCCTTCCGGCAATTACGGGCACAGCTGGCCGCGATGAGTTCCTGTTGGGTGGTGATCGTCCGGCGCCACTCCTCGGCGCGCGAGGCCGGCCGGCCGATCGAGACCAGCTGGATCGGCGCTGGCGGGAGCGTGTAGTCCAGCCAGGCTAGCGACTCCTCGGCGTGCTGAGCGCAGAGCTTGGCCATGATCAACTTCCTTTCGTGCGGTAGAGGAGTGGCGTGGCGTTGCCGGTGAGCAGAGCTAGCTCGCGCTCCCAGCGCTGGACGGCCGCGAGATCGGCCGCGTAGATGGCCTCGCCTCCGTCTCCGTAGTGCTCAGGATCGGCCAGCGATCCGTAGCGTTCGATGTAGCCGGCCAGGGTGCGTCCGCACTGGTCCATCCAGGCTCGCTCCTCGGCCAGTCGCTCGCGCGCCTTGGTGATCCGGCGCAGGCCGGCCTCAGTGCGCGGTGGCAGCTTCGTGGTCATGAGGTAGTCACCGCCAGAATGGTCGCGGCGCACTCCTGGCCGGTGATGGAGGAGCCGTCGATCCGCTCCTCCAGCCATTCAGCTACGTCCTGGCGGATCTCAGCCTTGCTCGGGTCCTCGCCCCGAAACCTGGCTGACTTCCAGTTGTCTAGGTCCACGTCCAGGGACACGGTGACTCGGACGATCATGATCAACTTCCTTCTGTGGTGTGGTGGGTTTACTGCTCGACGCCTACGACGCCGATATCTGTTGTGGTGAGGATGATGCTGTCCAGCCTGTCGCGCTCGATGACCCAGCCCGAGCCTGTCGTGCCGGCCGGTCGGTAGTAGACCGATCCGCGGCGTACCGCGGTGATCTCCATTAGGACCGGCCGAGCCGTCCCGGCCTTGGGTGAGCCGGTGATCTGCCTGGCGTGCGTGAAAGTCGCGCCCCGCTTGATCTCCATGATCAACTTCCTAGCTGCTTGGCGATGTAGCCGGCGAGCGTGGTGATGTCCTCGGGCCAATCGCCGTTGTTCCGGTGCGGGAGATGGAGTCCCATCGCCGCGAACCGCTTCGCGGCGTCTCGGTGCGTCATCACGACGGGCCAGCCGGCCTGGCGAAGATCGTACGCGATCGCGACCTCGGGCCGCGTCGTGGTGGCCGGGTCGAGGTCGGCCAGCATGCGCTCGATGTCGATCATGCTGCCAGCGCCATCTCATGCATCGCGGCCTCACGCTGAGCCTTGTAGCTGTGAGCCTTCAGGAAGTCCTTCAGCAGCGGCCGAGGGTACATCTCGGCGTACATCTTCTCCTCGGTCTCGTAGCCGTTGGCGTAGGCCTCGCGGCCGGCCAGCCAGACCTCACGCGCCGCGTAGTAGGCCTCCATGACCTGAGCCAGCCACCAGTTGAGGGGCCGCTTGCGCTTGATCATCACGCCTCGTACGCCGAGCACTCGGCCAGGACCAGCGAGGTCGCGACCTCAACGATGGACCACTCGACCAGTACGCCGGCCGGCGTCGCCTTGCCAAGCTCGCGCATGACGTGAGCCTCCAGGGCCGAGCGGCTGTTGCCCTGCTTGCTCAGCATGGCGTGAACGCGGCCGGCCGGCTGGGTCGTGGTGCGGATCGCCGCGAAGGTGTAGCGGCCGGAAACCTCGATCGGCTCCGCCTTGGTGGTGACTGTGGTGGTCATGAGAAAAGCCTGTCGTAGGTCTAGGCCAGGGTCAAAGAATCCGGCTGAATTTTTGGTGGAATGGGCCGAAGTCTCAAGTTGTGGTTGAGACTTTCAGGACGACTCGTCAGCGCGCTTGCAGCTACCGCACATCAGCCGGCCACCGGGCAACTTGCGCCAGCGCGCGCGTCGCTTGCCGATGGTCGAGTTGCACGACCAGTCAGCGCTCCGGTAGCCGTCGCACCATCCGCTGTCGCGCACGTATCGCGTGACTGGCTCGACAGGCTCGTCCTCCTCGACCGTCAGGGAGAAGCGCCGGCCGTAGATCGTGAGCATGACGGTAGCTCCGCCCATCTCAGCCTCGCTGAGGCCAGTGGTCACGAGATCGGCCGCGGTGAGCGCGTCACGCTGGTCCTCGGGCTCGCGCTCGTCCGCGTGGAAGTCGTACGAGAGCGCCGTGAGCGGCGCAAGCTGGAAGAGGATCGCCAGGGCTACGTCCTCGACGCTCGGCGCGCTCATGGCCGGCCTCCGCACTTGCGCCGGTGCGAGGCTACGGCGATGCCCGAGAGCCAGTAGCGCTTGCCGCACGAGTCGCACTGGACGCGGTACGGGTAGCCGGTGCGGTGCGCGCTGCCAGGTCGCGCTTTCCACTCGGCGCACTCCTCGGGCGTCGGGTGAACGTACGTGTAGCCTCCGCGGCTCATGCCTGGCCGCATCATCACATCCACCGCATCTCAAGGCAGATCCGCTCGGCCGCGCGCTCGTCCCAGGCCTGCTGGTCTTGGTTGCTCATCGCGCGGTAGGCCGGCCGTAGCGCGACCTGATGGCCGATGTGCTCGGCCACGACGGTATGCAAGTGGTCCGGCGTCATCGCCAGGCCGAGCGCGTCCGCGGCGTCGCAGAGGCCGAGGAAGCGAGCACGAGCGACCTTGCGGTTCACGGTGGGCCGGCCTCCGCTGGTGAGGTCAGCTTGGACGTAGGCCAGGTATTTGGTGACGATGCGGCGCGCGAAGGCCAGCTTGTGGGCGTTGGTGACGGTGGTGAGTTCCATGATCATCTTCCTTGTGGTGGTGGGGGCCGAGCGGCCGGCCGGGATGGTGGCCGGCCGCTCGGTGGTCTCAGCGGTAGAGCGAGCGCGCCATCGTGATCGCGCCCGACAGCTGGTTGATCAACGCCAGCATGCCGGCGTGATCGTTGGTGGCGTGGCCTCCCATGTGGTCCGCACTGTGGCCGGCGCGGCCGGGATGCGGGAGGAAGACCATCCAGTAACGGTCATCGAAGCCAGGACCGACGTTGCCGATGTAGCCGTAGCTCACGCGGTTGGTGTAGTCGGTCGGGTCCAGCTTCATGGCCTCGTTGAGCGAGCGGACCAGTGACTCGATCCGCTTGTAGAGCTTGGCGGTCTTCTCGGCCGTCTCCATCGCGTCCGCGGCCGTCTCGTAGGCCTCGGCCAGGGTGTCGGCCACGTAGCGCTTGCCGATGAGAGCGCCGGTCAGGACGACGGCCACGAAACGGCCGTTCTCCAGGCGATCGACGGACACGGCCGGCACGATCTCGGTGGTGGTGGTCTGGGTGGTCTCTGTGGTGGTCATGGGTCTATCTTGTCCTCGCTGTAGTTCGGCGGTCAAAGACTTGGGCCAGAAATCTTCCGAAACTGGCCCAAGTCTCAACCTCGGGTTGAGAGTTCCTACGGCCGGCGAGCCATCCAGCCGGCCATCGTCCGCGCGACTTGCTCACGGCATCCGCAGTCGGGGTCGTGGTGGCCTAGCTCGTCCTCAGCGTGGCCTACGCCATCGTCAGGGATGGACCGGTGCGCCGGCCGCGCGTACGTGAAGGCATCGCGACCGGCGTAACCGATCTCCTGCCAGGCCGGATCGGGCTCGATCTCGGCGTGGTCCTGCTCCCAGGCCTCGCTGTAGTCGCCTTGGCCCTCGTCCGCGGCGGAGCACCAGTAGTTGAGGCCGTGGTCGGGGTAAGCGCAGTAGCTCATGTGGCCGGCCGGCTCGCCATCGGATCGCCAGAGGTAGCGAGTGGTGCGTGTAGCCATGATCAGATCTCCTCGGTGGTGGTGAGTGTGTTGGTGGTGTGCAGGACGAGGTAGGTCGCGACGGCCGGGTCGAAGCCGGCTGCCACGAGGTACGTGGCGGAGGCCAGGCAGTCGATGGACAGGACGAGCGGGATGGCGCGCATGATCAGATCTCCTCAGTGATCGTGGTGGTGATCGTGGTGGTGGTGGTGGTCTTGGTGACCGTCGTGCGGCGGATGCGGTGCGCCTTGTCCGAGCCGGCCTTGCAGTTGCAGTACGCGTGCGCCCAGCCGAGGTAGCCGGTGCGATCGTCGTTGTGGTCGTAGTGGATGCCCTTGGTGGACTCGATCTTCTCGCCACAGCGGGTGCAGTCCGAGCCGACCGCCCAGACCAGAGCGGCCTTGCGAGCCTTCTGGTGCTCCCAGCCATAGCCGCGAGCGGTGGTGCTGCTCTTGGTGGTGGTCTTGGTGGTGGTCTTCGTGACTGTGGTGGTCATGGAAGAAAGCTTTGCGCTACACGCTGGCCTGCGTCAAAGCTTTCGCTCGATCTCATCCGAAATTTCGCCAAAGTCTCAACCACAGGTTGAGAGTTGCTACTGGGGAGGCCGGCCGCTCCATGCTCGGGTAGGACGGGTCCGGCCGGCCTCCGGTCTCAGTAGTCGGCCAGGCGAGCGTAGTGCCCGACCTTCTGGAGCGTGACCACGCCAGTCGGTCCGTTCCGCTGCTTCGCCACGATCGCGTCTAGCTGGTCGGTCTCGACCAGCCGACCGCGGTGATCCTCCTCCATCTGCTGGTGAAGCAGGAGAGCTACGTCGCAGTCCTGCTCGATGTCGCCGGCCTCGCGGAAGTCCGACATTAGCGGTAGGCCTCCCGCGCGCGTCTCGGGTCCGCGGTTCAATTGCGAGCAAATGATCACCGGGCAGTCGAACTCGCCGGCCATGATCTTGAGGCCGCGCGACAACTCACCAACCTCCTGCTGTCGGGTCCGATCTCGGCCGCGCGTCTGGGTGGTGATCAATTGGAGGTAATCGATCACGATGCCGCCGAGCGTCTGGCCGTTCTGCCGAGCGAGCCGGGATGACTCAACGGCCGCGGCGCGGATCGAGTCCAGCGTCTGGCGCTTGTCGTCCACGTAATCGATCGGTAGCGACTGGATCAGCGGATACGCCTTGTGGATCTCGGCCCAATCCTGCTCGGTGAGCCACCCTCCGCCGCGGCGAAGGCTGGTCAGTTGAACCTTGGCCGTCCAGGCCATCGTCCGTTGCAGGATCTCGACCTGGCGCATCTCCAGTGAGCAGAAGAGAACGCGCCGGCCGCGGAGAGCCAGGTTGGTCGCGGCGTTCTCGGCCATGATCGACTTGCCGACGCCAGGGCGCGCACCGATCGCGATCAGCGCGCCGGGATACCAACCGCCGATGATGTCGTTCAGGTCCTTCCAGGGCGTCGCGCTCGCGGCCTTCTCGCCGTACTGCGCGATGTCCATCAGTTGCTCCAGGCCATGATCAACCGCGGTGATCGCCGGCTTGCGCGTGGTGGTGATCTCCTCGCTCCACTGGCGCACGAGATCGACCTGGCGCGTCGGGTCAAGATCAAGATCGGTCTCGACCTGGCGGAGCTTTCGGCCGAAGTCGCCTACGTCCCTACGGATGCGTAGCTCCCGCATCTGGCCGGCCAGGAACAGCGGGTCGTCGCTCGGTAGCCACTCGGCCATCAGCTTGTGCAGGTAGGGCGCTCCGCCGATCCTGTCGGCCTCGGCGCCGAGCTTGGCGTAGACCGCTAGCGGGGAGACCTTCTGGCCGTCTTGGTCGACCTCGGCCGCGGCGTGGAAGATGATCGCGTGGCGAGGATCAGCGAAGTCCTCCAGATCGATCTCCCGTTGGATGCGCGAGATCGCGTGGTGCTGCTGGCCGGCCAGTAGCGACCCGAGCAACGCGGCCTCGTAGCTCACGTCCGAGGCCGGCGCGACGTACTCGCTGTAATCGCCGGGATGTAGCTCGATCACCATGACAACTCCTCCCGTCGAGGAGCCTCGCGGTGCACGTCGTAGGCCGGTACTGCCTGGACAGGCCGAAGTTGCTTGACCTTCTCGGCCTCAGCGATGGCCTTGAGCCGTAGGTGGTCGTACTGCTTGCGGAGCTTGGGCATCGACAGGATGTTGGCCGACCAGAAGGGATCGTCCTGGCACCAATCGATGCAGCGGTGGACCGCGGCCACCTCGCGGCCGTCCGTGTCGATCATGAGCCTGGCCTGTCTCCGCCATTCCTTGGTGATCGTCGGCCGCTTGGACCCGTTGCCGGCGATCCGATCCGCGAGGTGAGCACAGACGGCCTCGACATCGGGGCGAAGCTCCTCCTCGCTCGTCTGGCCCGTAGGGCTGGACAAGAGAGTTTCTTGGTCTTCTAAAGAATTAGTCTTCTTAGATGGTGGATTTTCAGTCGGTCTGTTTTCTGGGCGACTGAAAATCCGTTCCTCAGAAGGCTCATCGGGATCGGTCAGGACGTAGTGCGAGCCGCGGAGCTTCCCGTCGATCCGCTCGCGCTCCAGCGCCAGGTAGCCATGATCAACTAGCTCTCGGAGCGCGACCTTGACCGCATCGCGTCCCTCGGTGCCGTTCTCGATCAAGGCCTCCAGGGTGATCACCCAGTCAGGCGAGTGCGTCATGATCTCGGCCAGCAGGCCGCGTGCCCGATGGCTCAGCCGGCCATCACGCATCCAGTGGTTGGGGATCTGTACGTAGTCACGCTCAAACTTGAGCCGCGCGCGCCGGATCATGCCGCGGCCAGCCTCTCGGCATCGAGCGAGCAACACGGACGGACCTCAACGAAGTGCGTACGCCGGTAGCACGAGCAGCACAACTGGCGCTCGTGCGAGGAGCAGCAGGGAAGATGATCAGCCGTGGAGTCGCAGCGCTGACACGCCCGAACTTCTTTGTCTGACACGGATGTGGGCGGATGTGCCACAATAGGACCAGCCTTTCGTCGTGTCGCCAGCCGTTCACAGAGGACTTAGCGACGAGTGGTGAGAACCCTCCCGGTCTCGTCAACCGCGGAGGGTTCGATTATCTCCAGGCCGGGACCGCTCGTCCAGGCGTGACGTGAATCACCTAGTCATCCCGCGAGTCGCGATCCCGGCCGGCCGGCCTTCTGCCTTTCCAGCTACAACGTCGGCTCCATCGGCCTCACGTAGACCTCGACCCGAGGGGCCGTCCCGTACCGCTTGAAGAGGTGCCAGTCCACGATCCTGCTGTCATCGCGGAGCACGCCGGCTTGCGTCAGGACATCCCCGATCGCGCGGCCGAGCTTGTCGCCGTCTGGCTTGACGCTCGGCCACTTGGGCGCGCTCGCCTTGACCACGCCGGCGTTCCGGCCGGTGCCGAAGTGCCCTTTCGGCCTAGGGAAGTAGCACCAGGCCGTAACCTCCACGGCCTCATCGATCGGCTTCCAACCGAGGAATTGGCCCATCGCCTCACGCGCCGCGAAGATCGCGAGCGCGCGCCAGGGCTTCAAGTTGTCGTTGTCCTCGATCATGATCAACTTGCCGGTCTTGCGGTTCTTGCCTGGCCTCTTTGAACCTTGCGGCTGTGGGAGGCCAGGCACCGTGAAGTTGATCATCAGAAGGGTGGTTCCTCGTACGGCGCGCTGCTGGCCCACGGATCGTCGCTCACGGCCTGACGGCTACTCTCGCGCCGGCTCTCGCCTCCAGCGCTGCTCTGTGGGTTGCGCGCGCCGCGGGTGAAGCGAGACGACCCGAACCGTACCGAGTGGCCGATCTCATCCACGTCCAGGCAATTACTCGACCGCTGACCGCCATCCCTAGCCTCGTAGGTCTGCACCGTGAAGCGGCCGTGCACGATGACACGCTGGCCCTTCTCAAACGACTCCGCGATGTTCTCTGCCATATCGCGCCACGCTGTGCACCTAAGAAACAAGGGCTCTCCATCGACCCACTCCTCGCCTTGCTTCTTGCGTGGAGTGCTTGCCACGGTGAAGTTCACTACCGGCGATCCGCTCGGCGTGAAGCGCAATTCAGGGTCGGCCGTCAGGTTGCCCACCACGGTCATGATCGGTTCGTTGCTCACTTCTCTTGCCTTTCGTAGATGTGGATCATCAGCCAGCCGCTCTGGAAGCTGGCTGTGCCGATGTAGTCGCCGGGGTATTCGATGGGATGCCCGGTGCCATACATGTCGAACGTCCTACGCTCGTAGGGCTGCTCGGAATCAACCTCCCACCACAGCGCGATCTTGCCGTGTTGCTCGTGGACCGCCAGAGGCTTAGCGCCGACCGGCATGTCCAGCGGCACGCCAGGCGCGACGTTCTCGGGCTTTGGGTCGATGACGTATTTCCATACGGTTCTCGCCATGATCATCCTTCCTTAGTAGTTGGCCTCGATGAACTCGGACCAGTCGTCCAGCGTGTAGGGCCGTTTCTCCCCGATGCGGGTGAGAATCCAGCGGTGCTGCCGTTGATCAAGAATCGGGATGCGCCAGACCTCGCCGGCGAGTTGATCAGCTACGCCTACGCGGATCTGGAATCCGAGCCGGCGCGCTTCTGTCGGCATCGAGTGAATCGCTTGGTGGCAGTACCGGCAGAGCATCACGAGGTTGTCGGCCAGATGCATCCAGGGCAACGCGTTCGATCCTCCCTTGCCCTTTCGCCGGCGATGGTGCGCGTCCACGGCCGGCTGGACGCGGCATAGCTCGCACCATCCCTTGGACCTGTGCAAGATCAACTCGCGGGTCTCGTCGGTCGGGCCGTCAGTCATCGGCCTCGCCTCCAGGCGATCCAGCCGATCAACAGGCCGGCCAGGATGCCAACCACGAGCGAGCCGCCGATGATCAGCGCCAGAGTCTCAGCCGGCATCGAGACGCGGATCATTAGAAAATCTCCCTGAGTTCGCCTAGCGTGACAAGCTCGGCTGCGTTGGCTGCCTGCTCCTCGGCGTCACTGTCCGGCTGGGCCTCCTTGGTGATCCAGGGCAGACGGACGGACGTGTAACCGCGCGCCTTGCTGGCGTTGAGAAAGCCTTCCTCGACCAAGCCGACATCGACCATCGCTTGGAGCAAGTGCCACATCTGGGGAGCCGTCATCGCGACATCCACGTAGAGATGACCGTGGCCTGGCGTGGAGCTAGGCACGTAGGCCACCGGGACATCCAAGTCGATCACTGGCGCATGGAGCGTGTCGCCACCGAGGTCGGGGCTACTCGGGTCGCTTGTCCCAAGTAGCTCGGACGTGACCACGTTGGCCTCGCTCAAGTCGCCGTCTTCGACCTCGCCTAGATAGCTAGAGAAGTCGCGCACCACGCCGACGCGACGGCCTTGCATCCCTGGCACGATCATGACTCGATCTCCTTCGTCACTAGCGAGATGGCCTCGCTCATCTGAGCCTTGAGGCCAGCCGTGACGGCCTTCTTGGCGTCGTTGGTGATCCGAGCGGACCAGCCCTTCTTCGCAGGCACGTAGCGAGCAAAGGAAAGCTCCTCGCCGGTCTCCTTGTCGATCACGCGGCCGTCGATCACGATCACGCGGCCGTCGAGAGTCTTCGCCAGAGTCTCGCGCACCGAGGCCGGGTGCTCGATCACGTACGCGGGAACCTCCTCCTCCCAGGCCTCGATGACCTCGTGCGGGTAGTGCTCCCGCGCGTAGGCCACCATCCGGTCGTCCTCGTGGTACTCGATCGTGGCCTCGACAGTGGTCCCGACCAGCAGGCCGTAGGGAGTGCGGAAGTTGGCCTTGTCCAGGCCAAGCTCCTCCCGCAACTCGTCTAGCTCGGCAGAGAGATCCTTGCCGGCCTCCTTGACGGCGTGCTCCAGAACACGTATCGCCATGTAGATGTCGGCCAGCCGGTCGCTCACTTCTCGACCCCGAGCCGTGAGGGCTGGTCAGCCGGCGTCAGCTTGTCCATCAGCCAGCCGGCCTCCTCGGAGGTCAGGAGCTTGGTGGTCTCGATGTTGCGGCCGAGCGTCGTGGATGCCCATGCCAGGTAGTGATCGCGAGTCTTCATCCCGGCCTCGGTGAACATGGCGTGGAGCTTCTTGGACTGGCCGTCCGTGATCAACGGCTTGGCCGGCGCGTTCATCGCTTCGTAGGTAGCGACCAAGGCCGCCAGGCTCTCGATGTCGGTGGTCTCCCCGATCTTCTCGCTGTGTTCCTTCTGCCAGTTGGCGGCCAGTGCTCGCGCCGTGTCCTCGTCCACCAGGCCGCGGAGCTTGTCGATCAACCGCGTGCGATCGCGGATCATCTGATCCTCGGCCTCGACCGACTTGATCCCGTCCGAGCCGGCGAAGTGCCGTACCGCGGTAGCGTTCTTGCCGGCCAGCCCGAGGTCGCGCCAGAGCTTGTCGAAGGTGAAGTCCGGCAGCGGGATACGGGCCTCCTGGCCGGCGAGCTTCACGGATCGGTAGCCAGTTAGGTAGGCCTCGCCGCGCCGCGGCTGCTCGATGATCAACCCAACGTCGTAGGACAGATTCTTCTCGGCCTTGATCTTGGACGTGGTGAGCACCTTGTTGTCGCGACCCTTGACGGGCTGGCCGTCCTCGACTACGACGATGGTCTCCAGGCGAGCCGTGATGATGGACGGGCCGGCGTGCGAGCGCAGGGTGTCGAGAACGTGCTGCCAGCGCGACTTCGCTACGTTCCAAAGATCCATGTTGATCTTCGCCTCGGCCTCGTGCCGGCGCCGGTTGGCCTCTGTCTGGGCCATATCGGACAAGAGATCCCAGAGGCGCGTGCCCGAGTCGATCACCCAGAGAGTCGGCTTGCCATCGACCGCAGGTTCCTTGCTGGCGTCGCTGAGAGCGTTCAGCAGACCGCGGTAGGTCCCGTCGTGGATCACGATCTCGAAACGAGCGCCAGGTACAGCGCCGTACTCGTCGGGATCGTCTTCGGCCGTAGAGAACCATAGGGTCCGACCGATGAGGGGCGAGGCTGAGGCCTCGGCGCACGCCCATGACTTGCCGGACTTCTCGCTACCGGCGATCAGTGCGATCGGCCAGGCCGGCTTCCCGGTGGGCTTGCGTGTCTGTAGTGCCATGATCATCTTCCTTCTCTGTTGGCGCTCTGTGCGCTGACCTTGTTGAGTGACAGTCTGAGGATGGTGGTGAGGTCCGACATCCGGCGAGCCGGTGCGGTGCAGTCGGGATTCTCGCAAGCGCCGTAGGCAATGCCTGGCCGGCCGGCGAGGGTGATGATCGAGTTGCCTGTGCCGAAGCACACACCGCAGGGCTTCTTGCCTACAGGCGTAAGGACTCGATAAGCTTGCTCCGTTGGTGCGTCCATGATCCGTACCTTCCGTGAAGATCCGTGGGGCCGCTAGGGCCGGGTGGAGACTGTGGTGGTCTTAATCCCCGCCCGATGATGCGGCCCCACTTTCACGTTCCGGCCGCATCGTCGCCGGGTTGAAGCGGTAGCCGCGTCCCTTGTTTGCTACAGGATGTAGCTCGCCTCGCAGGACCATCCGAGTGATCGTCGTCCGGTGGACGCCTAGCACGCTAGCTAGTTGCTCGGTGGTCAACTCTGTGGTGGTCATGATGCAAACGTAGCGTGGAATGCATCGACACGCAAGAGCAACACGCGGCGGAAGTTGGTCTCGCTGTCGCGAGCCCTGCTGAGCGTCGGCTGAGCGGCCTGGCAGTGCGGCCGGCGACGCGGACAGACTGCCTGGCGTGGACGGTGATGAGTGACAGGCCTAGATCCGTAGATCGAGTCGGGCGCGATGTGAGCCGGCAGCGGGGATCGGCGCTGGACTCTTGAGCCTGGCCTGGCAGGTTTATCAAACTGTGACCTACGGGCTGAGGCCTCGCAGATCTCTAGCCTGGAAAGGCTTTGGGTTTGGGTTGGGGTGGCGTCTTGCGATCGTGCGGCAGCGCGCTCGCAAATCCTAACTCTCTAGTCAAGGGTGAGGCAAGACCGGGCTGTAAATCGGCGTGTCTCTCGGCCTGGAGATCCCTTGTTGGGTAGGCCGGCCGAGGTCGTGGCTCTGGAGTACGGCGCGGGATACCGCTAGCCTGCTACGCATCAGCACCACGACACGGAACGACGGATCATGGGCCAGTCGAGCATCGACGGTCCCAGCCAAGACAGCAGGCCGGCGTAGCTCGGCCCTACTCGCCTAGGCGATCGGTGGTTGCGCGCCGCGGGGTTGGTGGACAGGGAATCCCCCAACAAGAAAGGGCCAACTCCATGATCAGAAGTTTCGTGGCCTTCGCAGGTAAGTGGACGGTGGTCGTCCCGGCGATCGCCATCGTGCTGGTCGTGATGCTCGGCATCGCGTCCAAGCAAGAGGCCGTCTACGGCTACGGCAAGGTTGTCGATAACGGCAGCTTCGCTTTGGGCGTAGGCATCTTCACGGTGCCCGATTGGATCTCGGGCATCTTGGAGGCCAAGAAGGTCGTGCAGGCCGACAACAAAGGCCAGTCCGCGGTCACTGACGGCACGTAATCCCTTGATCGACTGAGACCCACCGCGCCGGCTACGCGGCCGGTGGAGATCAGCGATCCACCACCAAGGAGTTCTCCCCCATGAGCAAGGTCGCCTCACTCACCCTCTGGGCCGTTGCCTTCTGGGACGGCCTACGGATCTTCGGCCACTTCCTCAGCGCCAAGACCAATTACCTGTTCGGCCTAGCCTGCTACCTGATTCTGGCTACCGGCCTGTTCGGCGTCTACTACGCCGTGGTCCCACTGTTGATCATCGCCTGGCTGTACCCACTGCTCTGGCACGCGCACCGGGCCTACCTCTACAAGCAGGACAACCGCGAGGTTCCCAGCGTCGGGGCCATGATCAAACTCTGGTGGCTCAGCCGGCAGCACATCGAGATCAGCAAGCGGAAGTTCATCGATGCCTGCGAGGGCTACCCAGGACTCAGCCGGCCAGGCTCAGGCCGCGTGATCGTCCCTGGCACCAAGGCCAAGCCGGTCACGCCGAAGCTTTCCCAGGTACGGACAAACCTCGATGGCGACGTGCTCGGGCTGGTCTACAGCGGCACCGTGCAGGTACCGCTCCGCAACCTCGTGGCCGCTCAGGACGACATCGCCGCGAGCATCGGCTACGGCTGCAAGGAAGTGGTGATCCGGCCGACCCGCAACAAGGGCGTCGGCAAGGTGGCCATCTACTGGACCGACCCGCTAGAACGCGAGATCCATCTGGGCGATCTCCCCAAACCGAAGGACCGGCGCTACTTTTCGTTCGCCGTCCGGCGCGATGGATCTCCTATGTTGCTACGGAAGGACATGTCCTTCCTCGTCGGCGGGATGACGGGCCAGGGCAAGTCCAACGCGCTGTGGGTGATCATCGCCAGCTTCATCGCGGACGGCGAGTACCTAGATCTCTACGTCTCTGACGCCAAGGGCGGGATCGAGATGACCCTGCTGGGCAAGATGGCGAAGATGTACGGCGGAGGCCGGGTCCGCGTGGTCGAGTACGTGGACAACGGGCCGGACACCGAGGAGAAGCTACTGCCGAAGGTGATCTCTCGGATGGAGGGACGCCGGAAGTGGATGCGCGACAACGGCATCGACAAACTGGAGTTCTCCACCAAGGAGAACCCGTACATCGTCTTCATCGAGGATGAGGTAACCCTTATCCCGAAGGCACTCAAGGCCGGCGCATCCGGCCATCTCGGGAACATCCTCACTGGTGGCCGCGCGAGCTTGACGGTGGCCTGGCTGGCTACCCAGGACGCGCGCACCGACACGATCCCTGGCTCGCTACGGACATTGATCCCTGGCCGCTTCTGCCTCGCCACGGACACGAGCGAGGCCACGGTGGCGATCCTCGGGCCGAAGGCCGAGACCGAGCGGGGCGCTCGGTGCTCAGAGTTGGACGAGCAAAGGGATATGGGCGTCTGCTACGCCGGCACCGAGGAAAGCCGGCTGCTGGAGCGCGCGAAGATTCCCTTGGTCAGCAAGGCCGAGCGCAAGCAGATCGCTCAGGGCATCGTGCCTCAGTCGATGCTCGACCGGACCACGGTCGGGCCGAAGTGCATCGTCTACTGGTGCCCGAGCTTCCCGCGCTACGACGCGGACGGCAACCCGCTCAAGGATCGCCTGGAGTACGTCGGCATCACATCCGTATGGTGCAAGGACCACAAGAAGGTCGATACCTGCGCTCGCTTCGCTCAGCACGCCGCGCGTGACTGGGCGTGGTGCAAGGAACACGGCGCGTGGGAAAACTGGTGGCTCAAGCACGTCGATGTCAGCCGGATCGTCACTAAGGTCTACCCATCGGTCGAGGCCGCGCGCGCGGTGGAGAAGGAGTCGATCAAGACCGATTGGCCGATCTGGAACAAAGTCCATAACTGGAACAATCCACTGATCGCGCATCTCCGCCGCGCCGGCCTGCCGCGGTGGCGCAAGCGTCGGGTCGAGGACGAGCCCGAGGATGTCTACGTCGGTATGGATCTCGTGGAGGGCGAGATCATCTCCGAGGACGAGTGGCCGACCCAACCTCAACAGCGAGAGCTTGAAAGCGCCGACCTCCGATGAGGAAAGTCGTCGGCCTACTGGTCCTGGCCGTCATCGCCTCGATGCTGCTGTGGCGCGACACCCAGCAGGAGGTGGAGACGTGCGTCGATACACCGAAGATCACCGTAGCGGCCAAGGCCGCGGCCACGCTCGGTGGTGTCGTGCACGAGTACCTGCACAAGGATGGCTACACCCAGGACCAGATCAAGGCGGCATGGAACGGCGGAGGGATGGTGGCCGGCCTGCTCTGGCAGGCGTTCTACTTCGCTAGCCAGGATGGGAAAGACGCTGGCCTGGATGTAGTGATCGGGATGCTCCCCGAGTCCACCGACTGCACGCCGGCCGTGGACTGCTCCCAGCCGGCTCAGCCCGAGGCGCCCGAGGGTCAGCCCTACGACCCCAAGCTCGCTAGCCTGCAAGGGCCGGACCTGGCGGCTGACGCGCTCCGCAAGGCCGCGCCCAACGATCGCAAGTGGCTGGCTCAGATCCCGCTCGGCGTTTCCATAGCCAAGTACGAGTCATCGTTCGATCCGACCGCATCCAACAACGTCAACAGCGGCCACGTCGGCCTCTGGCAGATCAGCGGGTCCAACGCGGCCGTACTCAAGAAGGGTGACAGGACCGACCCGTACGCCAACGCGCGCTACGCCTACGCGATCTGGGAGGGCCGAGGAGGTACGTGGTCAAAGGACTGGACGGTCTACCAGACCGCGCTTGCCCATCAGGACGAGTACGCCAAGTACGGCGAGCCGACCCTGGCCGCGGCCGGCGTCTCGGCTGTAGCGGTCGCCCCGCGGGAACCACGGCTCCGCCAGGACGCCGAGAGCTTTGAGCCCGACGTGGCCGGCTGCGAGCCGGGATCAGGCGATCTCGGCATCACGGTCGGGACGTGGAACACGGCCGAGGCGATCGGCAACAGCAACGCCGAGATCAACCGCTACGCCCCCTTCGCTACCGTCGTAGGGCTTCAAGAGGTCCGCGATAACGACAAGCTCGCGAAGATCAAGGGCTACGGCGTCACGCCAGGCAACATGGCGGTCCCGATCATCTACAAGCGGTCCGATGTGGAGTTGATCAGTTGGGACCGTGAGCGCGCGCTCACCGGTGGGCCGACTCGCAAGTGGGTCGTCTGGGCGATCTTTGAGACCGAGGACGGCCGACGCTTCGCTGTGGTCAACACGCATCAGCTAGTCGAGGGTGGAAACGGATGGATTCGCCAGGCGCGCGCGGTCAACGCCAAGGTCGATGAGCTTAGGGAACAAGGGCTGGTCGTGATCCTCGTTGGGGATATGAACGGCGCCGAGAGTCGGGTGGCCGCGGCCTTCGGCACAGCCGGCACCGGTGGTCGGATCGACCGGATCATCCCCTACGGCGCAAAGGCATCCAAAACCGAGCAACTGGGCAAGGGTGGTTCGGACCATCATCGCTACCGAGCTACGTTTCCTGGCTCCACGGCGATCAGCACTCCGCTGGACCTGAGCGGCGATCTGTCCGGCCGGACGACGATGGACGGCAAGACGGTCTCCCGCGTGGTGGCCGCTCAGATCCTTTTGGCCGAGCGTGAATCCGGCATCGACTTCACGGTGATGCAGGGAGGCTTCGGCGGTGGGGATGTGCCGGCGTCTGGCACGTCGCACGACTGGCCTGGCGTCGTGGATCTCAGTCCTGGCACGCCAGAAGCTGAGGAGGCGTTGCGCCGCGCCGCGTTCGCTAGCTGGACAAGGAACATCCCAGGCCGGTCCTATGCCGGCTCGGGAGCGCACAACCACGCAGTCTCGCTGCTCGACCCTGGCAACAAGGGCCACGGTCAACTGGCCGCGTGGGAGCGAGGCGAGGATGGCTTGAGCGGTAGGAAAGATCCGGCTCCGCACTATCCGTGGTATCCGGCGCTGCGTACCCTACGGATGGGAGGCGAGTGATGAGCGACTTCACTTTCTACAGCATGATCGTGTGGACGGGCGTGGTCGTGTTCCTCGGCCTGCTCGTAGCCACGATCAAGCGCACCGAGGATGGGGTGGGCGGTTTTGGCCTCTACTGGCTCGTGACTACCGTTACGCTCTGGCTGGTCGGCTTTGCGCTGTGGGGATGTGTGCAGATCAAGCAGTACATCGACAATTACGGGATGCCGTTTACCGGCTCTGGCTAGGAGACCGCCATGGATGACCAACTGATCTCGGCCATCGTGGATGCGATCCTGGCCCATCGAAACTCAGCATGGGACAGGGACCGGCTGTACGTACAAGCCGCGGCCGGCGCGAGCTACAACAAGATCGAGCTAGCCGTCCGCGCCGAGCTACAGCGCAGAGGCGTGCACGACCTCGATGGTCTCGGCGTTGGGCATGACAACATCCGCCGCGTCGTCAACGCTGCTAGGCGAGCCGCTGTAGCCGCTGTCTGACACTCGTGCTAAAGTGTCAAACATGACCACCACAGAACACGATCTCTTCACCGAAGAGGACGCTCAGCCGGCCGAGCGATGCGTTGCCGGCAAGATTCCCGAGCCTGGCAACGTCCGGCTCTGCAAGCTGTCCAAGGAGCACGCCGGCGAGCACGAGGCCTTCTGGCTGGAGAAGCTGATCCGGTGGGCGTCATGACTCGGATCAGGAACGATCACGTCTACGTCGAGACCTCACTGGGCAAGGGATACGTGGATCGCAGCGAGCCGACCCCGATTGGCCGGCTCGTGCATCCCCGCTACTTCCCGTACGTCATCCTGGCCGATGGCACGCGCGAGGATCTACCGGAGACCCGCAACCTGTACGGACCGCTCAGCGACTCGGCCGTCCTGATGATCGCGGATCGGCTCTGGGACGGACCGCGCATCCACGAGCCCGAGGAGCCCGACAGGCCGTGCACATCCATACGCTGCAAGTACTGGGGCCATGATCATGAGTGAGGTCTGAGATGCCCTTGAAAGGAAAGGCTCAGCGGACAATCTGTCCTGCCTGTGGACGCTCGGTAGCGTTCCGCGAGGACTGGCAGACCTGGCGCGTCTACGGGCGTAGCTTCGTGCTCCGCAACCACAACGCCAGGCCTGGCGAGCCGTGCCCGAAGGATCGAGTCTGGGAGGTCTGATGGCCTGCATCTATCGACCGCGGTGTTGGTTTGCCTACCGCGGATGGGTCGGCTCTAGCTCGCCCAAGTGCGTCCGCTGTGGCCGGCCTAATCCGAATTACCGTCCCGAGGACGATCCCTTCGCTACTAAGGAGAAGTGATGCAGTTTCTGGCCGGCCTGCTGGCCGCTGTGGTCGTGGTCAAGACTGCTCGTGTCTGGCTGCCGGCTCTGGCCGTCGTGCTGTTGATCTTGTGGATCGCGGTGGCGGTATGAGCTTCTGGGATAAGGCGCTCCTCGGGTCGGGGATCTTCCTGATCGCGGTGTGCCTAGTGGCGGTAGCCATCCTGGCGATCATCGCGGTCGGCATAGCGCAGGAGGCGATCGGATGAGCGAGCGCAGGACACGCAACGACCCGCGGGAGCGCAAGACCGGCCTGGCCTTCCGCATCTCCGCGGAGGAGAAGCAGAAGTTGATCTTGGAGCCGGCCGAGCGCCACGGCCGCTCGATCACGGACCAGGCCATGACCATGCTTCGCTACGCGCACGAGCACATGGGCCAGACCGATGACCAGGCCTGAGCCGATCCGCGCCGGCCGCGGCCATGTCCAGCACGTCGGCATCCGAGTGGACGTAGGGGAGTTCACGCCGGAATGGCGCTGGCTCCCGATCTGTGGCGAGCAGGCGAAGCGCTGGTGGCGCACCGGCAAGGCCAGGGACCCGCGGCCGTGGTGCTCCCGGTGCCTCTGGAAGCAAGCCAAGATCAACGAGGCCACTGGCACCTACAACCATGAGGATCTGAGCCTCTGGCCGGCCTCGCTGCTGGCCGCTCTGGTCAGCCGGCTAGGCGATCTCGTGGTGCTCACGCGCGATGAGGTCGAGGCCGCGGATCTACGGCTCACGGTCACGCGCGACCACGACGACGACACCTACATCTTGCACAGGGAAGAGATCACCGATGACCGAGATGCTGTTTGAGGGCTATCCCGACCCGCCGAGACCTCCCGACCCGCCCAAGCTCTCAGCCGGCCAGCGGCTCACCCTACGAAACAAGGCCAAGCTGGAGTCCGGCTTCAACCCTGGCACCGGCCTTCCCTTAGCGAACAACGGCCAGACGTGCGGATCGTGTGATCATCTCGTGCATCGCCGGCTCGGCAGCACGTACCTCAAGTGCGACCTGACGCCGATGAGCGGTGGAGCGTCCTCAGACATCCGCGCGCACTGGCCGGCGTGCATCAGTTGGACTCTTCGCACGCCTGATGCTGATTAGGTAACAAATCAACTAACCTGTTGGCCGTGGAACGGCCTGCCATCCCGCTTTGCCGTGTCTCAGACCTACCTCGGCTATTCTGCTCCCACTGCCAGCCGGTGGAACCCACTGAGGGAGAACGTGACTTTATGGCCACGATGATCGACGCCGAGCCAGTGGGGACGAGCTACCAACCGATCCCACTCACGTACCGATCATCGCGCTGGCACCTAGGGACCAGGCGTGTCCAGGCCATAGTCTGCGACCACAACCCAACGGACACCTTCCTTTGTAGCGAATGCGCCGGTACCTTCCGAGCGCTACTGGAGGACATCCCCAGTCTCTTTACCGAGCTAGAGATCCACCTGACCAGGCAGAGCACGTTTCTGGAGCTTGGTGCACCCAAGGAGGCCGACCCTGAGGAGGCAAGCGTTCCCTGGGCCGAGCAGGCGTCCAAGGCGATCCGCGGTCTTTGGGCGGCGATCGGTGGCCGGCCGGTGCCGAGAGCGCGTGAGCTACTGGCCGACTGGGACAACGTGCTGCGCCGGCACGAGGTAGCCGAGCTAGCCTCGCGGATCTCCTACGCCTCTAGCGTGGCCAGGGCCGTGATCGACGCGCCGAGACCGAAGGTCTACTACGGGCCATGCCCGAAGTGCAAGAAGGACATCTATCAGGAGCGGGTCGACGCGGATAGCTTTGTTCGCTGTCCATCCTGCACGTACTACGCGCCGAGAGCCGAACATCTTGCTACTGAGCTAGAGATCATGGCCGACAAGGAGCTAACGCTGACCAAGCTGGTCCAGACGCTCAACGATGGAGGCGAGCCGACCACCAGGCAGGAGATCGAGAACTTGATCTACCGGGCCAACGGCGATCTCCCTCCGCTGCCTCGGGAGAAGCGCAACATGCCACGCTGGATCGGCCGGCGACTGGAGTTGCACGAGGTCTACGTCTATCGGCTGGGCACTGTCCGCGAGTTCCTAGCCAAAAAGCGCGCTCGGAGCTAGACCTGGCCGGATGGCACTGCTAAAGTGTCATACATGACCACCACAGTACAGAATTTCGAGACCGCTCCCGAGGAGCCTGATTCTCCTCCCGCGGTCACCACGCGCGTTGTCCACGTCCGCGCTTCCGATCGACTGATCGACTGGCCTAGCGCTTCCATCATGATCGTCCTGGCCATCTGCTTCACGGCGTACTGGATCTTCCTCGGCATGGGGTGGATCGAGCCAGCCAACTACGACCGATGATCGGCTACTGCGCTGGAGGATGCGGCCGGCGCGTGATCGTGGACTTGATCATCTGCGAGCATTGCGACGCCGCGCTTCCTCCCGACCTCACCGACAAGATCAACTCAGCCATCGACCGGTTCGATGAGACCAGGCCGGACACCGTAGACGACCTCGCGGAGGCCTACGACGCGGCTGTCCTTTGGCTCAAGGGACCGAGGCTGGCGTCGTGAGCAACATCGAATTGGCCCTGATCGTCGCGGCGATCTTCACTGCCTGCTTCTTCGTCATCGGCAGCCGGCGATGAGCGCGGTTGCCGGCCCTGTCGAGTTGACGGCCACGTTCGCCGGCCTACTTCTGGGCGCATCCCTAGCCACCTACCCAATCGAGCACCACGCAGGCGTCATCATGGCCCTACTGGCAGGCCTGCTTCTCGTCCTGGCGGTTTACCTCCGCTTCCACCACACAGAAGGAAGATCATGAACGACGACCTGTTGCCGATCCCTAGCATCGAGCACAAGTACCCAGCCATCCTCACCGACATCGCGGAGATCACTCCCGAGATCGCTACGGAGCTACTGTCTCGGAACACGCACAACCGGCGCGTCAAGGAGTCCAAGATCATCCAAATGGTCCGAGACATCCACGCCGGCCACTGGGAGCTAAACGGCGAGGCGATCAAGTTCTCTCAGACCGGCGTGCTCCTCGACGGCCAGAATCGGCTCACCGCGGTTGTCCAGGCCGAGAAGTCGATCGATTCCGTTGTGATCTACGGACTTCCCGACGTGGCTCAGCGCTCGATGGACCAAGGGATCAAGCGGACCTTCGCTGACTCTCTTGTGATGGATGGCGAGTCCAACTCGCGTGAGGTCCAGGCCGTGGTCAACCTCCTGCTCCGCGATCTCAACCAATCGCGCCGGTACACGCCGACTCAGGGCGAGATGGATGCCTACCGCAGTGGGAAGGAGGCCGCGCTACAGGTCGCCGGCATCGCTGGGAACCGCTATCGCCGGCAGATCCCTGGCTTGCTCCTCCCGGTGGCCGGCGCTGCGTTCTACCTCATCAGCGAGAAGGTCGATGGCTCTAACGCGGAAGAGTTCTTTGAGTCGATGGCCGAGAACCGTACGGACGGTAGGGGAGATCCGCGCCGAGCGCTGCTGTTCCAACTGGCTCGCGATCATCACCGCAGGACCACCCGAGATCGCAATGATCAACTCAACATGGTGCTCAAGGCCTGGAAGGCCTGGAACAACGGCAACAACATGGTGGTGTTCCGCAACATCGCCGGGTCCAAGTTTGAAACTCCACTCTGAAAAGGATCTCCATGACCAAGCTCCTCTCAACACTCCCCAACGGCCAGAACAACGGCCTCGACTCGATCGCTAGCCAGCTAGTGAACGAGCCGGCCAAGACCCACATCTGCATCGTCGTGCTGGACTGCAAGAAGGTCGAGACCGACACCGACTCTGGCGACGTGATCCCTCACGCGCGCATCCGGCGCATCGAGCCGATCAACGAGGACCGTAACAAGGTAGCGATGCTGCTCCGCCGAGCCCTGGAGGAGCGCACTGGCGAGACCTTGCTTCCCTTCGACACTGAGGAAGAGATGGAGGGTATCTTCTCGGGCCTCGATCCCAAGACCGGCGAGATCCGGCGCGATCAACCGTTTGAGGATGAGGGCGAATGACCGAGCCCGTTTACCGGAGGCAGACCACTCCTGAGACCTCCCTTGTGACCGAGGAGATCGACGCGATGTCCACGGCCTACGAGGCGATGAAGGCACTGGACAAGGAGTCCGCGCGTCGTGCTCTGCGCTGGCTGGCCGATCGCCTCGGCCTCGGCTCCCCGATGGGGCCGTTCTAATGCCCAACGGCTACCGGCGAGGCCACCGCTATCGGAGGAACGGCCGGACCTACTACCGCAGGAGGGCCAGGATCAAGCCGGCCACCAAGAAGTCGATCTTGGGCGTCACCGTGGTCACCGCGGGAGTGCTCACCGCGCTCGGCTCGGGCGTCTCGGTGCTGGTGGTCGCCGGGGCGCTCGGGCTGGGCTTCCTCGTGATCAAACACCGACGCCGGATCTTCCGGCCCCTACGAGGCAAGGCCGTCAGTTGGGCCAAGAGCCATCGGGCGAGCCGGGAGCCTGAGGTCCGCTTGCTCAGTCGAGATCCAGAGCTTCGCCGGCGCATCCCTAGCAACAGAGAGGATCAGGACGTGTATCTAGATGCTCAGCTTCGGCCTCATGCCGCGGATGGCAAGTTTGTCTCCCTGGACGAGTACCGACGCCGGCGAGAGGCGAGGGGCGCATGACGCTCACCGAGTTTCTGCTGGAGCGGATCGCTGAGGACGAGGCCGAGCTACAGGAGTACGAGCGCCGGTGGGAGGCCAAGGTCAGCGGAGATGATCATGTGCTATTCACCGATGAGGAGTACATGGGCGTGTGGATTCCACCAGAGCGTGTCCTGGCCGAGTGCCAGGCCAAGCGCCGGATCGTGGAGCGAGCGCTCCGCTTGCAGGAGGGCCAGCAGCTAGGCATGCGGTACGTCTGGCAGTGCCTAGCGGATCTCGCGGCACCCTACGCCGGCCACTCCGCCTACGACCCGGCCTGGAGGGCGAACGGATGACCGATCTCGTTGCCGGCATCCTGCTTGGCCTGCTCGCCGTCTCCCTTGTCTTCTTCGGCATCCAAGTGCGCAAGCTGTGGCAGATCTCCCGGTGGTGGAACAAGACCTACCCGAGGGACCGGTCCGACACGCCGGATCGCTAGCGCTAGTTGATTTTCAGTTGATCATCGTGAAGTATGGGCGCGTCGATCAGCCTGCCCACAGGAGGGCTTGCCACGGTGGAATTCGGTGGATTCACCATCGTCGGAACGGCCGTGATCAGCTTCCTGATCGGTGCAGCCGTAGCCACTCTGGTCTATCGCTGGGCCGAGGTGCGACCCGAGAGAGCCAAGATCGAAAGCGAGCTACAAGCCTGGCTGGCACTCGGAGAGCGCTACGTGCCAAGGCGAGTGAACTACGCGCCGAGAGTGGATCGGAGGCCGACATCCCCCATAGCCGGCGCCTCTGCTCAGCGCCGGGGTGCACGAGCACTGCCGGACAGTGCGAGAGGCATCGACGGGCACCAAGGCCGAGCCCGAAGGACCGAGGCTACGGACAGGGACACCGAACAGCGTTCCGGCCGGCCGTCCTAGCCCGAGACCCGATCTGCGTTCTCTGCAAGGAAAGACCCAGCACCGTAGCCGACCACTGGCCGCGCTCCCGTAAGCAACTGGTCAAGCTCGGCCTCAACCCTGACGATCCGACCTATGGCCGCGGCCTCTGCGATTCCTGCCACGGTAGGGAAACGGTCAAGAATCAGCCGGGAGGATTCAATGCCCCAAGGTGACTACGCTCTCGGCCGGAAGGTTGAGCACGACCCTCGCTCGCGCAACTTTCCCTTCCGAGCTACGAGATCCACGGCGGAGATCCGCACGGTCCGTTGGTACAACTGGGGACCACGGCTCGACCAGGGCAACGTCGGAGCCTGCACCGGCTTCACGATGGCGAACTTCCTGAACACCTACCCGGCACACAAGCCTCGATCTCCCTACTACCGCAACGATGACGGCCTGCGCTTCTACAGCAGGGCTACCGAGCTAGACATTTGGGACGGCTGGTACAACCTCGCCACCGGCAAGGTCGACACCGGGTCATCGGGCAACGCCGCGTGCAAGGCCGCTCGGGAGGAGGGCCGGATCGCTAGCTGGCATTGGATCATGGAAGGCGTAGAGCAACTGAAGCTCGCGCTCCTCGATGGCCCGGTGATGGCCGGCACGACGTGGACTGACACGATGTTTGAGCCTGACGACCAGGGCTACCTCGATGTCGCCGGCGAGCCGGTCGGGGGTCATGAGTACCTGATCGTCGGCTGGAACCAACGTTCGCACTACTTCACGATGCTCAACAACTGGGGCCTGTGGGGAGCACGAGGCCACGCCAAGATCAGCGAGGGCGCGACGGCTGAGCTACTGGCCGATCGTGGTGATCTGGTCGTACCTGTACCGCTATGAACGAGCCCTGGATCTACCGCATCCGTGAGGTGGTAGAGATCAAGGACGGCGACACCTACATCCTCGTAGTGGAGAAGGAGGAGCCGTACGACTTCGGCTTCCACGTCAAGATCGACCCTGAGGCAAGGATCAATTGCCGGCTCCTCGGATGGGACACTCCCGAGAAGAGCAAGGGATCTGCCTTTGAGCGAGGCAAGGCAAGGGAAGCGGAGCAGCAGGCCGCGGCCTACTTCGGCGCCGTAGCTGACAGCCTGTGGGTTCGCACCGAGAAAGATCCGGCTGACATCTACGACAACTTCGGACGCTGGCTAGGCGACATCTGGACAGAGGACGACGCCGGCAATGTGCTCCATCTAGGCCAGTACCTCGCCAATCTCAAGCTCGCTACACCCTGGCCCATCCGCTGGAGAGACCAGTACGACATCCCTAGCAGGACAAGCTGATGTGCATCATGGGGCCGAGGCAGGCCGAGATCTACCTCTCCTCGGTGAAGGTGCTTCCCTTCCGGCCGGTGTGCTGGATGAGTCCAGCCGGCACACAGCCTCCACCCAACCCTGGCATCCATGACCTGTGGCTAGAGGGTGAAGAGGCTTGGCTGTGGGATGGTGTGTGCTGGCTTCCCTACCGTGAAAGGCAAGGCGCTTGAACAGCTTGGCCTCCCTGCTCGACTGCTCTACCAGGCAAGAGCTACAGGACTGTTGGCTCAGCCTCACTGAGGAGGAGCGTAGAGAGCTACGGTCTAGCTCACTGCTGGCTAGCCATGCATGGGGCGTGCTCAAGCGCAGCCCGAGCCCGAGGTCGCGACACCGAGAGCAGGCAGCATGATCGTCCACTCACTCACGCTAGTCATGATCAACGGTGATGAGTACACGCGCCATAACCTCACAACGGAAGCGCTCGACAGCATCCGTAGCCAGCTAGGGAACGCGGACACTTGGTTGCTCAGGATGGAGGAGCACCTACAGGCCGGCGAGCAGACTCGCCTAGTGTTCGTAGACAAGGTCGTCAGCGTGGAGATCGTCAGCTACGAGGTCGATGATGACCCTGGGGACTTGCCCTCCCCGGTGGGGGCGTCCGATTGACCACCGCCCAGCCTCGCGCGGCCGCGGACGGATAAATCGGATTCCGTGGGGGGTCGAACTTCCAAGCCTCTAGCCGGTTTGGTTGGATGCTGGGGTGCTGATCCCTACCAGGGTTGGAAGTAGGCTAGGCAGTCCGGGAGGGCACCGGCCAGAGGTCGACGGGCTGACGACGGCGCGGCCCCTCCCGGTAACCGTGGGGCGCTACCGCTAGGGTGATCTCCATGCAGGAGGACACCCGATACGGGCAACTGAACATCCGCTACGCCTTCTGGCCGGTCCAGATCGCTCGCTTCCTTTCTCTGCTACCGACCGCGGTCCGTGAGACGTGGTACGAGAGTCACGGCCGGATGTGCTCGCGAGCGTGCACCGACCACCACCAGTACGATCGCTATTGCCTGCTAGGCACATCGATCAAGCCCTGGGGCGGTCACGAGTTCCTACGCGGAGAAGGGAAAGTAAGTGACTGACTACCGGCCGGCCGTAGCGCGGCTACCCGAGGGTGGAATGACCGGTATCCAGCTACTCTGCCTGGACTGTGGCGCCGCGGTGGCCGACACCGGCCGTCACGATGACTTCCACGCCGAGTTAGCGCGATTGGGTGTCGTGTTCGGCAAGGGCCAGGTCCGAGCGCCACGCAAGAAGGCATCCTGACGTGTGGGGCGATGACCTACCCTCGATCGACTCCCTGAACATCCCGGCCGGCCGGATCGTGGACGAGGGTGATGAGGCGTGGGCCGTCCGCGTGATGCTGACGCCGGACCAGTGGTCGGTCGTGAGCCAGGCTCTGGTCAAGCTTCGGATCGACGCCGGCGAGGGACCCGATATGACGGACGGCCGAGCGCTGGAGCTTATGGCCGCTGACTACCTGGCGGGTCCGTGACGCGGCTGGGTGAGTGGCTGGATCGCGATCGCCTTACCAACCATGCAGCCTGGCGCACGAGAGCGGCCTGGAGTGCGATCCTGCTGAGCGTGGCCGTGGTCGTGCTCGTACTCGTGATCGCTTACCTGGCAGGGCCGTAGTGAACAAGGGAAAGCGTCGCAAGCTCGCGGCGAACTTCTACCCTGGATGGGCCTATCGGTTCGCGCCGACCGTGTACATCATCGGGCCGAGCGTGTTCGTGGTGCCTCGGCCGATGCGCCGGACGTTCCGCGTGGTCGATCTGTCCGGCTGGCAGGAGCTTGGGTACACGACCGATGAGTGACGTACAGCTAGCAGAGGTCCTACTTCGGATGGGACTTCGGCTGGAGCCCTGGCAGCGCCGATACCTACGCCTGCTACTAGATGCGAGAGGAGTTGATCATGGGAGACCGCGGTAAGGCACCGACCCCTACCAAGCTACGGCTTCTGCATGGCGAGACCCGGCCGAGCCGGATCAACTACAACGAGCCTCAGCCGGCGAGCATGGAGCCCGAGTGCCCTGACTACTTCACGCCGGACGCGCGTGAGGTCTGGGATCGCGTGGTGATCCAGCTACGCGCGATGGATCTCCTGGCCGCGGCGGATCAGGACATGCTTGCGGCCTACTGCCAGGCCGTGGCCAAGTACCAGAAGGCTGTCCGCATGATCGATGCCTCGGATCTCTTGCTCCGTGGGCGAGACGGCAACGCCGTGACCAATCCGGCCTACCGGATGATGCGCGACCTCGCCGGCTCGATTCGCGTACTGGGCAACGAGTTCGGCTTCTCGCCGGCCGCGCGCGTCGGGCTGACCACCAAGGACAAGCCGAGCCTGTCGGCCGGCGCTGAGAGGCTTCTGTCTTGACCGTGGATCAGGTAGCGCTCGTCCCGATCGATGACTTGGTGGAGTATCCCGGCAACGCGCGCCGCGGCGATCTCGATGTCATCGCGGAGTCGATCAAGACCAACGGCTTCTACGGCGTGGTGGTCCGGCAGCGCTCCACTGGCTACGTGCTCGCCGGCAACCACCGCTTCAAGGCAGCCAAGCTCGCCGGCCTGGAGAGCGTCCCGGTGCAGGACGTGGACGTGGATGATGCGACCGCGCGCCGGATCAACCTCGTAGACAACCGCTCCAATCAGCTAGCCGGCTACGACACTGTGGCGCTGTCGGAGCTTCTGTCGCTGGCGATAGACGAGGGATCGCTTGTCGGTACTGGCTTCACCGAGGAGGACTACGCCGACACGCTGGTCGACGCCGAGGCCTTGTTTGCTAGCTCGACCGACTACGGCCAGGACGGCCAGGGCGAGTTCCGCAAGGACGGCTCGCGGGGCGTCGCCGGCCGGCGCCAGATCGTGCTCGACCTAGAGCTTGATCGCTTCGCCTGGCTCCTCGATGCGCTCGCGGAGATCGGCTCGCGGGAAGGCCTATCGAACAACAGAGATGTCGTGGTCCGACTGGCCGAGCGCTACCTGGGTACGAAGGCGCCGGAAGCGAGCATGGGCGATGAGTGAGACCGTTCTCCGCGTCGATCGAGTGATCCGGCCGGACGAGGCCACCGCGATCGTCGGGACGCACGTCGGGCACGAGCTAGAGCCGACGTTGACGTCACCGCGGGACGGGGATCGGATTCGCCTAGTGGAGAAGGGCGAGACGGTCGCTCTGATCACGCGGCTCCCGGTGGCCGTCAAGGCTCGCTTGCGTGCAACGATCCTGGCGATCAACTACAGCAAGGGTGGCGTCGCTCGGCACAACATGACGACGGCCGGCGTGACCTTTGGCTACTCGCCGGCCAAGATCATGGCTCGCCAGGAGGGCTGCCGGGTCGGTGCGTTCGCGCGCGACAACCCTAGCCAGGAAGCGGTTCTGGAGGATCTGGCTCGCTACCTCACGGTCGAGTTCGATGAGCTTTACCCCCAACAGGCTCAGCGCGACCGGGACCGGATCGGGAAGTCGATCTTGGACGAGTGGCGCATGGAAGAGTCCTTGTGGACTAGCGGGATCATCAACAAGGCCAACGTGCTGCCGTATCACCGTGACGGGAACAACCTCGATACGTGGTCCGCGATGCCGACGCTCCGCTACGGGATGGCCGGTGGCTACCTCCATCTCCCTGAGTACAACGTCGTCTTCCCTTGTGGAGATGGCGATGTGACGTGGTTCTACGGCCGCGGCCTCGTGCACGGCGTCACGCCGCTCACCAAGCGCCGGCCGGATGGCTACCGATTCTCGATCGTCTACTACGCGCTCAAGGGCATGGTGGACTGCCTGACCTACGCGGAGGAGACGGTACGAGTGGCCGAGCGGCGCACCGAGCGCGAGCGCGCCGAGGCCGAGAAGATCCGCGCTCGCGCGATACCTGGGTGATCGATGGCTCGCCGGCTCCCGGTATGCGGACGAGTGCTGGACGAGATCACTTGCCAGGAACGCGGCGACCACTTCTGCGTACCGCGCGCCGATCACGCGGAGAAATTCTTCGCGGAGATCTTGGTACACACCAAGGGGATCTACGCGCGCCGCAAGTTCATCCTGGCCGACTGGCAGCGCGACGACCTGATCCGGCCGATCTTCGGCAAAGTCCGCTGGGATGCCGAGTACGGCCTGTACGTCCGCTCCACGCGCATCGTCTGGATCGAGCTAGCTAGAAAGCAAGGGAAGTCGGAGATGCTGGCCGGCATCGCGCTCTACATGCTCTGCGCAGACGGCGAGGAGGGCGCGGAGATCTACGGCGCGGCCAAGGACCGGGACCAGGCACGCAAGGTCTTCGACGTGGCGAAGCGGATGGTGGAGCTATCTCCTTTGCTCTCTAGCCGGCTGACGATCATGTCGGCCAACAAGCGGATCGTGGACAACAAGACCGCGAGCTACTACGAGATCATCGCGGCCGACGCTGGCGGCAACCTCGGGCACAACCCTCACGCCGTGGTCTTTGACGAGTCGCTGACTCAGCCGGACGGCGAGTTGTGGGACGCGCTACGTACCGCGATGGGCACGCGCACCCAGCCGCTCATGGTCGCGGCCACCACGCCGGGGGACGACCCGGCCAGTTGGTGCGGGACCATGCACGACACGATGGTCAAGAATGCCGAGGACCCGCGGCGCGAGCCTCACGTACTTCCCTACCTCCGTAACACTCCCGACGATGCCGACCCGTTCGACGAGTCCCACTGGGCCTGGGCCAACCCAGCGCTCGGCCAGTTCCTTAGCCTGCAAGCACTTCGGGACGAGGCCACCGAGGCCAGGAACGACCCGCTCAAGGAGAACAGCTTCCGGCAGTACCGGCTCGCTCAGTGGGTGCGCCAGAGCTTCCGCTGGATGCCTATGCACCAGTGGGATTCGCTCTCGGGCGACCTCTGGCTCCATCCCGATCACGGCCG